AATGAAGGGTAGCTCTAGCACCATGAGCGATTTAAAGAGGATGTCAACCGACACATCTCACCTAAAAGGCGGCGCTAAAGAGGCTGTTGAAGAGGCTAAAAGACGCGCAGCCAATAGAACCGGTGTTCGCGCCGCTGGTGCAGTGGGCGTTGGCGTAGCCGGTAAAGCAGCCATGAGTGATGATGAGCCAAAAGAAAAACCCAGCAGAGATACAGACGAAGACAACTTTCAAGAAACGCGGCGCATCATGCGGGAAGTTGACGAAGACATTAAAGGCAGCAAGTACGGCAAAGGTGACGGAATGAAATCCGGCGGTAAAGTTACCGCTTCCAGCCGTGCTGATGGTATCGCCCAACGAGGAAAAACTCGCGGAAAGATGTGCTGACATGACTGAAGACGCTATTCAAACAGCCCGTGAACTTGCTACGCATGCGTCCGACATCAAGCACTTGCAAGATGACATGGACAAGATGCTGGAGAACATGAAAGCCATGCAGGCAACGCTGACAGCCATTGACAAAACGCTGTCTGAAGCTCGCGGTGGCTGGAAGGTTTTGATGTTGGTTGGCGGAGCAAGTAGTGTCGTAGGCGCTAGCTTAGTTCAGCTTGTTAACTGGTACGCAGGCGGTAAATAATCTTTAACATAAATTTCAAAGGTGATGATATGGCTTCCAAAATGAACCCCGGTTTTATGGCGATGATGGCAAAGAAAAAAGAAGGCATGCACAAGATGCCTGACGGCAAGATGATGAAAAACTCAGCCATGAAAATGGCTTCTGGCGGCATGACAGCCGCACTGGCAAAACATGCTGGTAAACCCGCTTCCAAAGCTCACGCTGGCCTCAAAGATGGCGGCATGCCTATGGTTATGAAAGACGGTAAAAAAATGCCAGCTTTTGCCGCAGACGGTGAAGGCAAGATGAAACATGGTGGCAAAGTTAAAAAGATGATGGGCGGCGGCATGTCTTACGCCAAAGGCGGCGGCATCGAGTCCAAGGGTAAGACCAAGGGCACAATGATCAAGATGAAGAGCGGCGGCAAATACTGCTAAGGACAAATCATGGCACAAAATCCCAACATTGACGACGAAACTCGCGCACGGGCTATGAAGTTTGTAGCGGATAGAGCCGCTCCTGCTAAACAGCGTATTGTCAGCAAAAAAGAGCTAGAGGAATCTGGCCTTAGCCTGCGCGACTTTCTTAATAAAGAGCGAGGTTTGACTCGCCGCAAGTCAATTGATCCAACAGCCGGAGAGGCGCTTGATAAAGACGCTCAAGAGGCTGCTGACAGGATTGATCCCGGCGCACCAAAACGTGCTCCCGGCGGTGTTGGTAAGCGCGGCGGTGTTGGTGATGGAGGCAAGTCAATGATTGAGCGTCAAAATGCAGCCATGATGAGATCCGAAGCCTCTATGGTTCCAAATACCGGCAGAAAAATGTCTATGGAAGAATACTACGACAGTGGTAAGGCCAAGATGGACAAAGACGCAGGAACTCTCAAACGAGGTGGCATGGTCAAAAAGATGTCCTCTGGAGGTACAGCCTCTAGCCGTGCCGATGGTATTGCCCAAAAAGGCAAGACTCGTGGAAAGATGTGCTGATATGGCAACCGCAAAACCCAACAGTGTAGTTAAGTCTTTAACAAAGGCTGGGTTTTATGGCGCAAGTAAACCCAAGCGTCTAGGTATCATTAATAAAGTCACAACTAAACCTCAACGGATAGAGATGGTTGACAAATTATTCTTGGCTAAAAAGAAGACTAAAGGCGGTAAAAAATGATGTCTAGCCGTGGCATGGGAGCCATAAACCCCAACAAGATGCCAACCGCCAAGAAGGTTAAGCGGCGCGACAACACTGACTTCACGCAGTACGCTGAAGGCGGCAAAGTAAAGTCTAAGGTAAATGCTGCTGGAAATTACACCAAGCCCGGGCTACGTAAGCGCATCTTTAATGCTGTAAAGGCAGAAGCCACAGCAGGCACTGGCGCAGGACAGTGGAGCGCCAGAAAAGCACAAATGGTGGCACAGCGTTATAAAAAAGCAGGCGGCGGGTATCGTGACTAAATGGTCTGAAAAGCGCAAGAAATCCATAGACTGCGATAACCCTAAAGGTTTTTCAGAGAAGGCCCACTGCGCTGGAAAGAAAAAAATGGCAGGTGGTGGTTTGGCTAAACCGCAACAGTCTTTAAAAGACTGGGGCAAACAAGATTGGACAACCAAAAGTGGTAAAAAATCTTCTGACACTGGTGAACGATACCTTCCAAAAGCTGCGATCAAAAGTCTCAGCGCTAGTGAGTACGCTGCGACGACCAAAGCCAAGCGAGCCGGAAAAGCCGCCGGTAAACAATTCGTAGCCCAACCTAAAACAATTGCAAAGAAAACGGCAGGATTTAGATAATGGCAACTACTTCGGGCGCATCTAGTTTTAATCTCCAACTCGACGAATTGGTTGAGGAGGCGTTTGAACGCGCTGGTGGTGAGATGCGTACTGGCTATGATCTGCGCACTGCCCGTCGTAGTTTGAACATCATGTTTGCAGACTGGGCCAATCGCGGCATCAATATGTGGACGATGGAGCAGGGTGAGATCACTCTTGTTCAGGGCCAGAATACGTACGCCCTGCCAGACAGTACAGTTGATTTAATTGAGCATGTTATCCGTACGCAGCCTAACGCAGTTAATACACAGGCCGACTTAACAATTACGCGTATTAGTGTTTCTACGTACGCTACGATCCCAAACAAGATTCAGCAAGCCAGACCAATCCAAGTTTGGATTCAGCGATATAACGGCCAAAACTCTCCTATTTCTGCGACGCTTACAACGACGATTACGTCTACCAGCACATCAGTTGTGTTGAACGATGTAAGGGGTTTGCCAGCAACCGGTTTTATTAAGATTGACGACGAGATCATCAATTACAGCTACATCACCCAGACCGCAAACGCTAACTCTGGCACGCTGTTTAACTGCTCTCGTGGTCAACAAGAGACTATTGCTGTAGGACATACCGCTGCGGCTACTGTGTACTGGGCGCAGGTTCCGGCTATTACAGTTTGGCCAACTCCTGATGGGTCACAGCAGTACACGTTTGTTTACTGGCGCTTACGCCGCACGCAGGACGCAGGTGGTGGTGTGAACGTGATGGACGTGCCGTTTAGATTTATCCCCTGTTTGGCCGCTGGCCTCGCATTCTATTTGGCGTTAAAGATTGCCGGTGGCGCTGAGCGCTTACCTGTATTGAAACAACAGTATGACGAAGCTTGGGAGTTAGCCGCATCTGAAGACCGAGAGAAAGCGGCTATTCGTTTTGTGCCTCGACAACAGTTTATTGGCGGGGGCTCCTGATGGGTAATCGGTTTGCTTCTGGCAAAAACAGTATTGCCATGTGCGATAGGTGTGGCTTCCAGTACAAATTGACAGCGTTAAAAAAAGAGATTCAGAAGACTAAGATATATAACCTGCTTGTGTGCCCTCAGTGTTGGGATCCTGACCAGCCTCAGTTGCAGTTAGGTATGTACCCAGTTGATGACCCGCAAGCAGTGCGTAACCCACGTACAGACTCAACGTATGTCACAGCGGGCGTAAATACTGCTGGCAGTCCGACTGGGGGTTCGCGGGATATTCAATGGGGCTGGAACCCAGTAGGTGGGGCTAGCTATTTTGATGTAGGTATGACACCAAATTACTTGGTGGCAACGACAAATGTTGGTACAGTTACGGTAACAGTTACTTAGGAGTTAGTTATGAAAGATATGACACAAGACAAAAAGATGGTGAAATCTGCCATTGGTAAACATGAGAAAAATATGCACCCCGGCAAAAAGCCCACAAAGCTTGCCAAGGGCGGTAAGACTAATGAAATGATGCTTCAGTATGGCCGTGGTTTGGCCAAAGTTGCTAACCAACGTGGAGGCTAATCATGGCTAAATTTAGCAAAAAAGTTATGGGTAAAGAAGTTGGCGACGCTGCTACTTATGCTGCACCGCACAAAATGAACGGCAAGCCTCTAGTGATGTCGGAGAACCCCGGCAAAGACTCTAGCATTAGTAGTCTTAGCACCATGAAGATGAGCGTTGGCGTTATTAACAACGGTCAGAATGAAACCAAAACCTCCGGTATTGTCACCCGTGGTAATGGCGCGGCCACTAAAGGCATTACAGCCAGAGGCCCGATGGCATGAATTACACCGCACTCAGCAACGCGATCCAAGCGTACACGGAGAACACGGAAGCAGATTTCGTGGCTAATATCCCCGTGTTCGTTACGCAAGCTGAAGAGCGTATATTCAACTCAGTACAGTTTCCGTCGCTTCGCCAAAATGTGACGGGCACGACCACAACAAACAACAAGTATTTGCAGTGCCCCACGGATTTCTTAGCGGTGTATTCTTTGGCTATTATTAACGCCAGTGGCGAGTACGAGTACTTGTTAAACAAAGATGTTAACTTTATTCGGCAGGCATACCCAAAGCCCACAGACACGGCTATTCCAAAGTATTACGCACTGTTTGGCCCACGTTCAGATAATCCGGCAGAGCTAACTTTTATCCTTGGCCCAACACCAGACGCCGCATACGGGGCGGAACTGCACTATTTCTTCTATCCACCTTCAATTGTTCAAAGCCCTGTGGCTACATTAGGGGCTATTACGGGCGGTAGCGCATACACAACCGGTACATACTTTGATGTGCCTTTGACGGGCGGTTCTGGAAGTGGCGCATTAGCCACAATAACTGTTGCTGGCGGCGCAGTAACAGCCGTAACTATTACAGATGGCGGTGCGCAGTATAGTGTTGCAAATACGCTGTCTGCTACTGCAACCAATATTGGTGGGACAGGTTCTGGTTTTTCCGTTCCTGTTGCTTCTGTAACTAACTCAGGCGGTACATCTTGGCTAGGCGATAACTTTGACCCCGTGCTATTGTACGCATCTTTGGTTGAGGCTTACACCTACATGAAGGGTGAGCCAGACATGATGGCGCTGTACAACGGTAAATATCAAGAAGCCCTTGCATTGGCTAAACGTCTGGGCGATGGTATGGAGCGTCAGGATGCTTATCGTTCTGGTC